ATAGACGGAGACAAAGTATGAAGCACATTGAAATTTCTGAAGATGATATAGCTAAAGCCACTATGAAAGCTACACAGATGGGGGAACTGAGAAACTCTATAACAAAAGGAGAAGGAAACCTTCACGGATTTTTAGGTGAGATCATAACAGCTAATGAACTTAAAGCTAAGGAAGAAAACACATTTGATTATGATATAAGATTAAATGATATACTAATCGACGTTAAGACAAAGAGAGTAAATACCGAACCACGTAGTTTTTACGAGTGTTCAGTAGCAGCATTAAACACAAAACAAAAGTGTGACTTCTACGTATTCACTAGGATATTAAAAAGCATGGAGGCTGGCTGGATCTTAGGCTACCTATCAAAAAAAGAATACTTCGATAAAGCAGTATTCTTAAAAAAAGGAGATGTAGATCCCTCAAATGGATGGACAGTCAGTACAGACTGCTACAACCTACCGATATCAGAATTAAAAAATATTGAGGAACTACATAATGAAACTAATTAATATACAAGAGATCAACCCTAAGACAGGTAAGCCTTACTACTACAAAGATAACCCGGCTGCTGTTAAGCTACGTGATTCTAAGAGAATGTACTTGGATGGTAAGGAAGTTTCTAAATACCACACGCTACATAAATCAGGGCGTTATAAATCATTTCAAGAAGCTGCCTTTTCATCTCTTCCTAAGTACACATTAACCAAGGAAGGTTATGTTTACATCCTATCTAACCCAGCATGGGAAGGGTGGTACAAGGTAGGGATGGCTGCTGACATTAACGATAGAGTTAACAGCTACCAGACATCAAGCCCACTACGTGACTATTACCTAGAGCATTACATTGTTACAGCCGACAGGCGGATAGCAGAGAAAAAGATACACAATAAACTTATAAAAATATCTAAAGGTGTAGCAGGTGAGTGGTTTGATGTGCTACTATCAGAAGCAGTTAAGGTTTTAACTGAACACACAGACGAGATACAAGATGACGACGAAGAAGAAAACAAACAACTCGCCCTTGAACTTAGATAGTCTAGTAGCTGATATATATAAATCATTATCAAACTTATCCAAGGGTAAGGCTCTTAAGATATCTGATAAAGATGTTGATGACTTCGGAGAGAACGTAAAGAAGGCTGTTAAAAGCTGGGCATCTCCGCACAAGCAGTCAACTGGTTTAAGAATGTCTAACATAGGACACCCAGCAAGGAAGCTGTGGTATGAGTCTAGAGTATCGTTAGCAGATAAATCAAAGCACATGCCTACTGAAGCTACACAGATTAAGTTCCTGTATGGACATTTGCTAGAAGAGTTGTTAGTCTTGTTCATTAAGATGTCAGGACATGTGATAACTGATCAACAGAAAGAAGTAACTGTTAATGGTATCGTTGGTCACATGGACTGTAAGATAGATGGTGAGGTTGTAGATATTAAAACAGCATCTAACTTTGCATTTAAAAAGTTTAGCACTGGTTCACTAGTTGATGATGATCCTTTCGGATACATTGCACAGCTAACAGCTTATGAAACTGCTGAAGGTACAGAAGATGGTGGCTTCTTAGCAATCAATAAAGAGTCAGGTGAGCTGGCCTTATTTAGACCGGGGCCTTTCTCAAAGCCCAACATTAGTAAGCACATAGATAACCTCAGAGTATCAATAAAAAAAGAGACACCTCCTGATAAATGCTATGAAGATATAGCTGACGGTGTTAAAGGTAACAAGCGATTGGCTTCAGGCTGTACCTATTGTTCTTTTAAAAACAAATGCTGGGCAGATGCTAACAACGGAAAAGGCTTAAGAGCTTTTAAATATTCTACAGGTTTAAAATATTTTACAAGGGTAATTGCTACACCTAAAGTTGAGGAAATTTATATATGAACGGACGCCTTGCTAAAAGAATTCACAAGCAGTCAAGGGCTATTGCAACAGAGTGGCTGAAGTCAATGCTCTCTGATGTAGAAGCTGCTAAGGTCACTGTTAAGAATCTTCCTAATACTAATGCACATACTTATTTAAATGACACAGCATACTCTATGCCTTATTCTTTGAAAGGTTCTGCAAGGATTATAAAGATGATTATTAAACGTAATCCACTTGTACTTGTCGAGAATATAACTGCTGCTACGATTGCAGAGTATATAAAAACTACTAAAAGATCATGATAATAGAAAGCCAGCCAGAAGATATGATACTTATGCTTGCTAATTTCTTTGTAGTTGAGAAGTCTACAATGCGAGAAGTACCTATTGAGATTGTAGAACAGCTACTTGTTCTGTTAGAATTAGAACTCATCAAACGGAAAGGTGCTATCCACTAATGAGCAGAAAACCTAGAAAAGCTAGACCAGTAGATCCTGATAAGCCTAGCGACTACGATTCAAAGTGGGAGAAAACCCTACATACTACGATCTTAAAAGATTGGATACATCATGATGACACTGTTCCTTATACAGTCAATCACGTATATCATCCTGACTTTGTACGTATAATAAAACGTAAGAAGATCTTATTAGAATCTAAAGGGCGGTTCTGGGACTATGCTGAGTTCAGTAAGTATATATGGATTAGAAAAGCTTTACCTGATGATATAGAACTGGTGTTTTTATTTGCAAATTCATCAGCACCTATGCCACAGGCTAAGCGCAGGAAAGACGGCACTAAACGTAGTCACGGTGAATGGGCTACAGATAACGACTTTAGATGGTACACAGAAGAAACATTACCGAACTCATGGAGAAGCGAGTATGAAAAAGAACAGGCTGAATGATGCAACACCTGATCAGTGGGACTCAGCGTGGAAGGCTAGTTATAAGATGAAGGAATTACCTACTACATTTGATATTATTAATAAGCCTAAGCATTACAATTCTGGGGAAGTAGAATGTATTGTTGCAATGCAATCCATGTTAACTCCAGAAGAGTTCAGGGGTTATCTACGTGGCAATTCTTTTAAATATAGATGGCGTTATCCTGATAAGAACGGTATAGAAGATATCTCAAAAGCTGAATGGTACGAGACTAAACTACTAGAGGTTTTAGGGAGCAATGGACAATAATTATCTAGATGCTAAAGCAGAACGCCGTAGTAGATATAACAAGAAAGTTAAATCTAAAGGTGTTAAGAAAGAAAGGAATCTTAAAAAGACTTTAGAGAAAGAGTTGCGGAAGTTAGAATCTGAAGAGGCTTTAAAATGAATATCTTATTTGCTATACTCACTGGCATTAGCTGGGCTGTCTTAGGGGTAACGTTACTAATATCTTCCCCGTTACTTATCATTATCTTTTGTAATGTCTTATGTCTTAAATACCTAAGAAATAAACCAACAAGTAAAGAACAATTTAAGAGATACTGCTGGACTCTGTATGTGGTTAACTGTACTGAGAGATCAGATGAGGGCGAAGGTCTTATTACTTTTTCAGAATACATGGAAAAGAATAAAGAGTTTCTAAAAGAGAAGTACGAGAGGGCATTAAGAAATGAATTTTAATGAGTACCAAGATAAGGCAGAAGCTTTTGCATCTTATGATAATGTTTTTTATCCTTATGCAAGTCTCATGGTAGAGACAGCAGAGCTTGTTGATATCTTTGTAAAGCCTTTGCTGCGTGGAGATGTTAAAACTATTGTAAGAGAAGATGTTATTGCTGAAGCAGGTGATGTACTGTGGAATCTTGCAGTGCTTTTAAAGAAAAATAGTATTGAACTAGAAGAAGTTGCAATTTATAACATAGAAAAACTAACAGGTCGCCTTGAAAGAGGCACCATCAGAGGTGACGGAGACAAAAGATAATGGATAACTATAGTAAATTTATAGCAGCTAGTCGCTATGCTCGTTGGCAAGATGCTGATAGCAGGCGAGAAACTTGGGAAGAGACAGCAGCACGTTATGTCGCTTACTGGGGTAACAAGATTGGTAACGAAGAGAAGCAGAAGATTACAGACGCTATTGTTAATCTAGAAGTAATGCCTTCTATGCGTTGTGTAATGACAGCAGGCCCTGCATTAGACAGAGATAATGTAGCAGGGTTCAATTGTTCTTATCTTCCTATTGATCATCCTAAAGCTTTTGACGAGCTTATGTATATTCTGATGTGTGGTACAGGTGTAGGGTTCTCTGTAGAGCGTCAGTATATTGCTAAGCTTCCTGAGATTGCAGAGAAGCTACACCCTACTGATACTACTATTGATGTAGCTGATAGTAAGATTGGTTGGGCTAAGGCAATGCGTCAGCTAGTCGCTATGCTCTATGCTGGTGAAGTACCGACTTGGGATGTGTCTAAAGTCCGGGCAGCTGGTGTACGCCTTAAGACCTTTGGAGGTCGTGCAAGTGGCCCACAACCTTTAGTAGATCTATTTCAATATACTGTTGAAATCTTTAAAAGGGCAGCAGGTCGTAAGCTTAATAGCCTTGAGTGTCATGATCTTTGTTGTAAGATTGCAGAGGTTATTGTTGTTGGTGGTGTAAGGCGTAGTGCTTTGATCAGCTTATCTAATCCTTCTGATGGCCGCCTACGTAACGCTAAGAGTGGTCACTGGTGGGAAGAGCAGGGTCAAAGAGCCTTGGCTAATAATAGTGCTTGTTATACTGAGAAGCCTGAATTTAATTTCTTCATGGATGAAATGAAAGCCCTATACGATTCTAAGTCTGGTGAGCGTGGAGTCTTTAGCCGCGTAGCAGCGCAGAAGATTGCAGCACGCAATGGTCGCCGTGAATCT